TGACCTGGAGCGTCGCCTTGTAGAGGCTCATCGTCGCGCCGGCACTTTCGCGGACGAACTCCGCGGCGCCGCCCAGGCTCATTAGTCCGCCGGCAACTCCAGCCAGGCCACCTCCGCCGAGGGCGCTGAGTTTGCCGACGCCTTTGGCGAAGTGGTCGACCTGGCCCTTAGCGTGGCCGAGGCCTCGCCGGAGCGGCCGGTCGTCTGTGCTGAGGGTAAAGCGAACTCCGCCGCGCGCTGCCATAGGTGAGGGCTCCCTGATTGGTTTCTAGTTGAGGTTGTCGAGGAGATCCTGCGGCGGTGAGGCCCAGGGGTCGTCGGGGATGTCGTCGCTCGGTGCTGGCTCTCGGTCAGGTAGTGCTGAGAGCAGCAGCTCGAGCTCCCACTCGGGGAGCTCCAGGTACGCGCTGCGCGCGCTAATGCCGTAGTGCTGCCTGAGCAGCACGAGGTCGACTGCTTCCTGGTCTGCGAGGTCTGGGATCGGCCCACGAATAAGCCGAGCCAGGCCGTCTAGGCTTTTCCCGACTCCGCGGCCTGCAGGTCGTCGATGAGCTGCAGGACCTGGTCGATGCTGAGGCGGTCGTCTTTCCAGAGGCTGAGGAGGTGCTTGTCTGCGGAGAGCGCGTCCTCGGTCCTGGGCTTCAGTCGCAGCGCGATCATCTTGGCCAGGTAGTCGACCTGGGCGTCTGGGCTTGCGTTCTCGTCGTCGAGGATGTCGCCCTCTTTCTCGCCGAGCTTTTGCGCGGCGAGCGTGACGCTCCTGGTTCTGGGTGTCGTTTCGTACTCAACGCCGAGCAGGTCGACGACGTGCGGCTCGAAACTATCGGCGACGCTGATCATCAGACGGCGTAGGTCGAGGTAGCGTTGACGAGCTTGATGGTCGCGCTCGCCGTGGTTCCGTCGTAGACGGCCTGCCAACCGAAGCTGGCGCCGTGGCGGCGTTTGTTGTCGAGGGTGTCCTGGTCGCCGCTGACGAGCTGGACGGTCGGCAGTGTCACTGCGAGCCCGTACTTAGCGCCACTGGTGCCGGTGATGTAGCTGGTCGAAACCCATTTCGCGTTGAGCGTGAACGTGCTGAGGTTTCGCATCGCGTCCCAGTCGGCCTGGGTGAGGTTGCGCTTGCTGAGCGTGCCGCTGATGTTGACTGGCCCGTCGTCCTTTTCCATCCGGTCGGGGTATTGGGATTGGACGCCGAGCGTGCGGATCGCGTTGACACTGTTGCGGACCTGGAGCGTGAACTCTGACGCGATGCCAGCGTTCGCGGTGGTGTAGCCGCTGCCGCTGAGGTCGGCGTAGGTGACGCTCAGGTTGCCATGCACGAACGGCCGGATCGCCGGCGACTCGTAGCTCGGTGTGAGGCTCGGGTCTGTGACGGTGTTGAGGTACGTTGCCGGCCCGCTTGCCTTGATTGTTGCGCCGCCCTGGTCGGGTGTGGCGATCTCGAGCTGCTCGGTCGCGCAGCCTCGAGCCTCGTAAAAGACGCTCTGGTCCTTGTAGGCAAAGAGCAGGCGGCTCGTCTGTGGGATCGCGCCGGTCGGTCCGAACGGTGCCGTCCAGGTGTGGCTGTATTGGCCGGCGGCGAGGAGTGTCGTGCCGTCGGCGTCTACTGCAGAACCAAACGAAACCGATGCGCCGCTGGCGACGCTGACGGCTTTGCTGAGCGTGAGCGATGTGCTGCCTGCGCCCGTGACGATCGTGGTGTTGGCTGGGATGCCGGTGCCGGTGACGTATTGGCCGTTGACTGTGCCGGTCGCGCTTGTGATTGCCAGAGCCGTCGTCGTTGACGCTGCAGTGGTCGTGGTCGAGACTGCCGTGCCGCCCTGAGTGACTGCGTAGTTGGCGACTCGACCGAATACCTGGGCGAGGTGCCAGCCGGCGAGGTCTGGGTAGAGGCGGCTCTCGTAATCCCAGGTTGGGTCGAAACTGTCCGAGATTCTTGCGATCGGCTGATCTGCGTTCCGTAACTCGTCGTCGCGTTCGAGGGGGTTAGCTGCGAGCGTTGGCTTGGCGTTCATGATCGGGAAGTAGATGAGCTTCCCGCTGTACGCGGAGGCGGTCGCCTCGTTACCTGGTGCGGGTGTCGGGTCGTACCCGAACGAAACCGTCGCGCCGCTGGCGACGTTGACGGTCGTGCTCAGCGTGAGCGATGTGGTGCCGCCGCCGCTTGAGATGGTCGTGGCGTTCGGGATGCCGACGCCGGTGATGAGTTGGCCGTTGACGGTGCCAGTGCCGCTGGTTATTGCGATCACGTTGGTCGTCGACGCTGCGGTCGTGGTGGTCGAGCCGACGATTGCCGTGGTCTGCTCGTACTTTCCGTGGAGGTATCCGGTGGCCATGTGGTCAGTCCTTTACTGCGTCGAGGTGGTCGTTGATCTGGTCGGTCTCTGCGCCGACTGGGTTGTCCTGGCGTGCCTCGACGACGCCGCGGCGAGCGTCGGCGATGTCTGCAGCGGCGGCGTCGCGGACGTCGTCGATGTCCGTTCTTGAGATCGTGACGATCTCAAGGTGAGCGCCAGCGTCGATCGCGGCTTGTGCCTCGGCGATGCTGAGCTCGCCCTCTCCACCGATTGGCGTTGGGCGGTCGGGTCGGTACTGGCCGCGCAGGCCGGCGACGGTGTGCGGTGTCGCTGGCGCGCCGCCCAGGGTGAGGATGAGGCCCTGGTAGCTGTTTTTGTTGGGCTTAGGATCTGGCACGGGTTGGGCCTTTCGGTGGATGGTTTAGACGGTGAGCCTGAGCAGGCGAACACTGCAGTCGTAGGTGAGCATTGGGCGGGCGTCGTCGACGACCTCGCCTGGGTCGCTCTGTGAGACTTTCGCGTCGACGATCATTGGGTCGCTGACGCTGAGCTTGCCAGTGTCGATCGCCCTGATGAAAGCCTCGACGGTCTGGATCGCCTGCGATTGCGCGGTGGTGGTGTCCGCCAGGTCGAAAAGAAAAACGACTGGCAACTGGATCTCCCAGTCGGTCGCGCCGATCTGACGCTCGGCCTGGTCTGGGTCGGTCCTGGTGACGGTTGGCAGGCCGCAGACCGCCGCGGGGAGCTGGTCGAGGCCGGCCGGTCCTGGGTCGGTTGCGTACGCGATCAGGCCAGGCGTGACGCTGAGGGCCTCGATCGTCGTGGCGACGAGCTCGGCGATCGGCTGCAGGATTGTGCTGGCCATTGGCGACTCTTTCCTGGTGGCTGGTTAGCGGTACGTCTCGAAGCCAGCGGCCTCGAAGTAGTTGAGTAGGTCGCGCTTCAGTAGCTCCTGCATCTGAGGTTTCTCCTGGTGGATGCTTCCCTCGATGAGGCGCTTGCCCTGAAACTTGCGGACCTTGAGAACTCGACGGCGTGCGCTGCCGTCTGGCATCTTCAGGGCGCCGGCGTGACCTGAGTTGGTGAAGCTGGCGCGGCGTTTGCGCAGCAGCTTGCGGCCCTGCTTTGATCGTGGGCCGACGGCGACTGGAATAAGCAGGCCCTTATTCTCGCCACCGAACTCGATGTAGCCGACGGCGTCCTTGAGCGGACGTTTCCTGGTGAGGACTGTGAGGTAGACGCTGTTGGCTCGACCTTTGCGGACGACCATGCCCTGGCCGGTGATCGTGTGAACGAAACGCGCCTCTCGGTTGACTCGAGGCAGCACGGTCGCGCTCGCTGCTTTGCGCGTAACCTCTCGCAGGTCTCGGCTGATCGTGCGGCGCGCCTCGTTAAACGCGTCGCCCTCCTCGTCGAGTGTCATTTTGACATCGACGCCGAGGGCTGGGAGCTTGTACGTCCAGCTCCTGTGCTGGCTCATCCCTGGTTCTGCGTTTTGTAGTGGGCGAGCAGCGCGCGGACGCTCGAGGGGAGGATCTCAGGCCGCTCGACGCGGTCCTCGTCGAGCTTAAACGTCGTCGAGAACGCGCTGACCTCGCGCTTGAGCCAGATTGCCGTGGTGACGATCGCAGCGTGCTCAATGTCCGCTGGGACGGTTGGCCATCCCCACTGCGCCGTCACTCTGACCAGACGGTGGCGGAACCGATGAAAACCACCGAGCGCGACTGGAATGATCCGCAGCGCGGTAACCACTCCATCCCTGGCTGGGATTGGCCAGGGCCGGTACTCGCTCGACGTGAGCGTCCTGGGAGTGTCGAGCTCAGCGTCGATCTCGACCTTCGTGATCGTGCCGGCCTGAGCGTCGTACGGTGCCAGGTTGAGGAAACCGTCGCGCAGCAGCTCGACCTCGAACGTGCGCGCGACTGGACTGCCACTGGTGCCAGGTGTCGCGCTCACAAACTCGCGTTCCGTGTAGCGCATGATTGTCAGGCTCGCGCGACTGATCAGCGACGCGATGATCGCGTCCTGGGCAGTGTCGCTCGCTGGCTTCTGCAGGAACGCGCGGACCTGCGCGGTCGTCGTGAGGTCTGGGTAAGCCATCAGTCGGTCGAGCGGTCCGCAGGCTTAGCCGCGGCGCGCTTAGTTGAGCGCGCTGCTGGCGTCTTTGTTTTGTGGCCAACTCGAGCGAGCTCGGCAGCGACCTCTGCAGCTCGGTCCTGGAGGCCGGCGGCGAGGTATCCGTCGCGCTCTTTGATGAGGCTGGCGAGGTACTCGGCAGCGCGGGCGTCTGACACTTTCGAGCCTTTCGGTCGTGGTGGAAGTTTGGAAGGTTTCGGGATCGCTCCCACGCTCGAGCCATGACTCTCGAGCGTGGGGCGCGTCCCTGGCGGTCGCGTCAACTGCGATGTCCGCAACGCCGCCGTCGACGGCCGGCCTGGGATTGGCCCAGGCGGTCGCCGAGTTTCTAGTCGCTGAGGACTAGAAGCTTGGGGTCGTGACGCCGGTGCCGGTGATCTTGGCGGTCGACGCTGGGTAACGGCCGGCGGTGAAACCGTAGTAGCCGTAGACCTGCGCGCGGATCTGCAGCGATCCGCTGAGGGTCTCCTCGAAGATCCGCAGGCGCGGGGCTCCATCCTCGTAGAGGTAGAGGTCCTCGAGGCGCGTGACGAGGACTGGGTCTTGAGCTCCGCCGGTGAGCGTTGCGCCTGACATTACTGTCGGCAGGCTCGAGTCGACGATGACTGGCAGGCCCTGGATCGAGCCGACGATGTTCTCTGACGCCACCTGGGCGAGGAGTCCGTCGGCGTTGACTGCCTGGTTGCCACCTGCAGCCGGAACGATGAGCGGCCGGTTCTGGCTGTCGAGTGCTGCGAGGCACCATGCCCAGCGGCGCGGGTGCATGACGATCGCGCTCGGTGGGAGGTAGCGGCTGGTGTGGATCTGCTGGATGGCGTCGGCGATCTTTGAGTAGAGGCCGCCCAGGGTCGGGCTGGCCGCGGTGTATGTGATCGAGGTAACGCCTGACTGGCTAAGGACGCCGGTCGCTTCATTGGTGCCGCCGCCGAGGATGCAGGCGGTGTCGATGACTGTGGCGTAGGCGCGTGTCAGGTCGTCGAAGATAACCTGGTCGATGCCCATGCCTGCGGCGATGGTCCGGTCGAAAAGCTGCCGGCTGAAGTCCTGCTGACCGGCTGCGGTGTTGACTGGCACGCTGACGACGCCGGTCGTGATGTCGGTGCTCGAGACGTTGCCGCCGTCGGCCTGCTTGGCGACTGAGGCGCCGGATGAGACCTTTGGCAGGTTGATCGAGTCAGTGCCCAGAGGCAGTTGCATCTGCGTGACGGCGTTGGCAAACGGCCTGCCGGCGCGCGCGAGCTTGAGCCACTGGTTCATCAGGTAGACGGGGAAAACAAAATCTCCGCCTGTGCCGTCGGTGCTGTTGATGCCTGCTCGCAGCTCTGCTGCCTGGCGGCCGTGGCGCTCGAGGCGTTCTGCTGCGACGGTGTCGCCCTTGCGGCTCTTGTAGACGTCGGCGAAGAATGACTCCGTGCCGCCCTCGTGAGCTGAACGGTAGACGAGTGGCTCGTTGCCGACCGAGACGCTAGAGCGTTCGGATACGGCGCCGGCCTTGTCGTCTACTGCTGGTGCGACTGGCAGGGCTGCGCGTGCTGCTTCGATACGCTCGGCGCGCTCGAGGAGGTCGACGGCGACCTTGTGGCTGCGCTCTGCCTCTGCGAACTCTGTTTCGAGAGCGTCTACGTTGACGGCCTCGTCTGATGGATCTGCTGCCTGGATGGCATCGGCGGCGGCCTCGAGCGCGGTGAACGCGTCGCGGACCTCTGCCTGGAGCTGCTCGGTCTTGCTTGGCATTGGGTGGGTTTGTCCTTTTCGGAGTGCTACTGGTTTATCGGTTGCGCGCTGCTGAGAT